AGCGACAAATATCCCCCCGAGATCCGATAGGAGGCGTTGTGAGCGTTTCTGAGCCTGTTTCTCTGGGTGCTAGAGGGTCTGAGCTGTGGCGTGGACTATCGCATGGTGTGACGGACGTTGGCCGCCTTGCATTGGTTACTGAGGCTGCACGCTTGGCTGACCGTCTGGATGAGTTGGACAGTGTTATTCAAGGTAAAGGTGTCCTCAACCTCATGCAGTTCCGCGTCCTGAGTTCTGAGATGCAGGACGACGGGATCAAGGAAGTCAACGTCGAAGTGAAGTTTCAAAACGTGCTGTCGGAGGCGCGGCAGCAGGCGTTGGCATTAGCGACGGTTCTCAAGTCTCTTAGCTCTGGTGAGGGCTCGGCGGTGACTAGCGAAACGGCGCCGTTGGCTACTCCTTTGGACGGGCTGATGAAGAAGATTGCCGAGCGGCAGGCGAAGAAAACTAGTTAGAGGGTGTCGTCGTGGCTTTGCGCGGTTCTCAGTTGCCACGGTACGACACAGCGCCGGCCCCGAAGGGTTTTAGTGTTGAGGATGCTGACTTTGCCCTCACTTTCGCTGCTGCTTATGGGTTGACTGCCGATCCTTGGCAAGAGGCCGTCTGCCGATCATGGTTCCGAAAGAACCGCAAGGGGGCTTGGTGCTCGTCTACTTGGGGCGTTAGCGTACCGCGACAGAACGGCAAGAACGGTTCCCTCGAGATAGTCGAGCTGTATGGCACGGTTGCTCTTGGGCTGAAGTTCCTACATACTGCGCACGAAATCAAAACAGCGCGTAAGGCGTTCAAGCGGATTAAGTATTTCTTCGGCGAGAAGAAGGACGATCCAACGGCTAAGTTCCCAGAGCTGAATGCGCTGGTGAAGGAAGTCCGCAACACTAACGGCCAGGAAGCGGTCGAGCTTCATAACGGCGGCGTGATTGAGGTCGTGGCTCGCTCTAAGGGCTCCGGCCGTGGCTTTACGGTCGATGTACTGGTGCTTGATGAGGCGCAAGAGCTTCAGGAGCACGAGTTAGAGGCGCTGCTACCGACGATTTCTGCGGCGCCGTCCGGTGATCCTGTGACAATCTACATGGGTACGCCACCGAAGGACACGGGCGAGCTTGGCGAGCCGTTCGCTCGGATCCGCAATGGCGCGGTGGACGGCTCCGACAAGCGGGCTGCGTGGGTTGAGTTTTCCGCCGCTGGGGATGTTGACGCAATGTCGCCTGACGAGTTGGTCCGGTTTATCTCGGATAAACGGAATTGGGAGGACGCGAACCCGGCCCTCGGAATTCGTATCAACCAGACAACGGTCGAGTCGGAGCTGAAGCAGTTTTCGGCTCGTTCATTCGCTCGCGAGCGGTTGAATATGTGGCCTGTTGCCGGCAGGACGGCATCCCCGATCCCTGCTGAGGCGTGGGACGAGCTGGCTTTGGATGAGGCCCCGGAAGAGTGGCCTCTCGCCGCACTTGGGTTGGACATGAACCCGGAACGCACGAAGGTCACCATTGGCGTCGCGGCGCATTCGGCTAAGGGCGTGCATGTTGAGGTCGCAGAGGATACCCCGTTCACAGAATCAGGCACTGAAGCCCTCGTGAAGTGGGTTTACGAGCGCGCCGGCCGTCGTGTCCCTGTCGTGATGGACGCTTATTCGCCTATCCGGTCAATTGAGGCCGCGCTGAAGGCTAAGAAGGTTCGGGTGTTCATCCTCGGGCCTGCCGAGTTAGCGCAGGCGTGCGGCGGTCTGTATGACGCCGTGATGAAAGACCAGTCGGTTACCCACTATGGGCAGGAATCACTGAATGCTTCGTTGGCTGGTGCTGTGAAGCAGAAGTTTGGTGAGGGTGGCGCTTGGAAGTGGAACCGCAAGACGTTCGATATTGACCTGACTCAGATCATGGCTATTACTGCCGCTCACTTCGGTGCTGTGAAGTTCGCTAAGAAACCGCGTGCCGAAGGCGCTACTAAACGAAAGACGGTGATCCTGTGACTCTCAATTCAGGCGCTGAGTTGGCTTTGGATCATTCGGATGCGGCCTTGTTGGCTGAGTTGTTGCAGGTTTGGGAGTCGAAGCGTGGCCGTAATCTGGTCCGGTCGGTTTACTATGACGGCCAGGCTGCTCTGAAGGATTTTGGGATCTCGTTGCCGCCGAAGATGCGGGGCATTGAGGCCGCGTTGGGCTGGGTCGCTAAGGGCGTCCATGCGGTGACGGATCGGTCGAAGTTCGAGGGGTTCGTTTCGACGGATGGTTCGGATGATCCGTTCGACCTGTCTGGGATCCTTTGGGATAACCGGTTTTTGGTTGAGTTCCCGGCTGCGGCGGTGTCGTCCGCGGTGCATGGTTGCTCGTTCCTGACGGTGTCGCAGGGTGACACTGCTGCGGGCGAGCCTGGCGTCCTCGTGTTGCCTCGTGCGGCTGATAGTTCGGCGGCTATCTGGGACCGCCGCAAACGGGCACTGAAGGCGTTCCTGTCCGTGGTTGACATGGATGATGCCGGGCAGATTTCGCAGATGATTATGCACACCCCGGAGAAGGTTGTGACGCTGACGAAGGGCGTTGGTGCGTGGCGTGCCGATGTGCGCCGTAACCCGCTCGGTGTCGTGTCTGTCGCGCCGCTGGTCCATAAGTATGAGTTGGGCCGGCCGTTGGGTCATTCGCGGATCACGCGGGCGGCGATGGGTTACTCGGATTCGGCGTTGCGGACCATTGTTCGGGCTGAGGTTTCGTCGGAGTTCTATTCGGCCCCTGAGTATTGGCTGTTCGGCGCTGATGTGTCGCAGTTCGCCGGTACGGACAAGTGGACGGCCATTATGGGCCGTATCAAGGCTATGGACGTTGACGAGGCCGAGGATAAGCCTGACCTGCACAGGTTCACGGGCGCGTCTCCGCAGCCGCACACGGACCAGTTGCGGATGTGGGCGAACCTGTTTGCCGATGACCAGGACCTCGAGGTGAAGTTCGCTGATTCGTCCAACCCGTCTTCTGCTGACGCGATTTTCGCGGCTAAGGAGACGTTGATTACGACGACCCGTGATGCTAACGCGATGTGGGGTTATGGCGCTGTTCAGGCGATGCACCTTGCTGTCCGTTTGCGTGACGGTTTGGGAACGACGCCGGATGAGTTGCGGTCGTTGTCTGCGCAGTTCACGGACCCGGCGATTGTGTCGCCGTCCGCCCGTGCTGATGCGTTCTCCAAGCTGGCTACTTCGATTGAGGGCTTCGGCGCTTCCGAGGTCGGCATGGAGTATGCGGGCCTGACCCGTGAGCAGATCGTCCGGTTCCAGGCGGACCAGCGGCGCATCACTGCCGGCGCACGTTTGCAAAGCCTCGCCGCGGTAGCGCCAACCACTCAGGAGGCATCTGATGTCAATGCAACTCCTGACGCAGTTCGAGCAGGCCAATAACGGTATAGCTGCGCTGGTCGAGCGGGATCTCGCGGCTTTTATGGCTGCTGTGGATTTCGCTCGGCCGGATGCGCTGAAACTTGATCTGTTTGATTTCGTCCCGACGCTGATAGCGCAGTACGGCGACATCGCGGCGACGGTAGCGGCGGACTGGTACGACGAGTTGCGGGCGTCTGAGGGTGTTCGTGGCAGGTTCCGCGCACCTCTGGCGCCTCTCGTTCCGGTGGAGCAGGTAAACGCCCGTATCGGCTTCGCTGCTCGCGCTACGGGGCCGCTGTGGGCTGGTGATAGTGACGCTCTGGCGTCGTTTGTCGGCATGATGGCGAACGAGTACGCATTGCAACCGGGCCGCGACACCGTCATGCAGGCCGCGCACAAGGATAGGGCTGCGTATGCCCGCGTCCCTGAGTCTGGTGCGTGCAAGTTCTGTCTGATGCTCGCCTCGCGTGGCTTCGTCTACTCCAAGGACACCGTCGGCGACTCGAAGAAGTTCCACGGCAAATGCCGGTGTAACGCGATGCCGGTCTGGGATGAAACCCGCGCCCGCGTCGAGTACGGCTACGACCCTACCGCGCTGTATGACCAGTACCGCGCCGTCAAGGACGCAACCCCCTAAGTTTCCCGCCATTCGTGGCGGGTTAGTCCGCATGGACATGTCATATCCGATTCCCTGAGAGTCTGCACAGGCTGATGGGCGTTCCCGCATGGGAGAGGAACTAAGTAATGAGTGAAGCACCCGCCGAACCAACGGCCCCGGCAGAACCCGCCGCTCCTGCACAGGAAACGGACTGGAAAGCCGAAGCCCGCAAGTGGGAGTCCCGCGCCAAAGAGAACAGCACCGCAGCGCAGAAGCTCGCGGAGATTGAAGAGTCGAAGAAGTCCGAGACTCAGAAACTCCAGGAGCAGCTAGCACAGTACGAGCAGCGTGCAACGCAGGCCGAGAGGGACCGTGAACGGCTCGCGGTGATCGCCAAGCATGGCATCCCCGAGGACTACCACGACCTCGTTCAAGGCGGCGACGCTGATTCTTTGGCGGCGTCCGCGGCGAAGGTGAAGGCACTCATTACAGCGAACGGCCAGCCTCAGAATGAGGCGTCGTTTGTGATTCCCAGCGAGGGCAGCAGCCCGAGCCTTGCATTGAACGGTGACGGGCTTGAGTCCGCACTGAGAAAAGCTCTCGGCATCGCGTAAGCGGCGCCAACCCTATTTAGGAGAATCAGATGGCAATCACTGCCGCAACAAAGAACTCCGACTTTTCCGGTTTCCTGAACCGTGAACAGTCGGCCGCCATTTTCGACCAGGCCGCGAAGACCTCCGTGGTTCAGCAGCTCGCTACCCGGATCCCGCTCGGCATCAACGGCCAGTCCATCCCGGTAACCACCGGCAAGATGTCCGCTGGCTGGGTCGCTGAAGGTGCGCAGAAGCCCTCGTCCAAGGGCTCCATGGCACTGAAGACGATTGACCCGAAGAAGATTGCCGCTATTGCGGTTGTCTCCGCTGAGGTCGTCCGCGCCAACCCCGGCGGCTACATGGATCTGCTGCGCCCGCAGATCGCCGAGGCGTTCGCTGTCGCGTTCGACGCCGCAGCCCTGTACGGAACCTCTTCCCCGTTCTCCACGAACCTCGCCACGGGTTCCAGCACGCAGGAGTTCACCGGCACCACCCCGGCATTCACTGCCGTCTATGACGACCTGAACGCCGGCCTTGGCACCCTCGTCAACGCGGGCAAGAAGCTGACCGGCTGGGCGTTCGACAACCGCTTCGAGCCCGTCCTGAACGGTTCCAAGGACACCGCAAACCGTCCGCTGTTCACCGAGTCCCCGTTCACCGAGACCGCCGGCCCGATCCGTCAGGGCCGACTGCTGGGTCGTCAGGCTTACATCGGCGACGGCATCTACGACGCCACGACCAAAACGTACGGGTTCGCCGGCGACTGGTCGCAGGCCGTGTGGGGCGCGGTCGGTGGCATCAACTACAACGTGTCCACCGAGGCGACCGTGACCATCAACGGCTCCCTCGTCTCCCTGTGGGAGAACAACCTCGTCGCGATCCTGGCTGAAGCCGAGTACGGCTTCCTCGTCAACGATCCGTCCAGCTTTGTGAAATTCACTAACGCAGCCTGACTCTAGCAACGTAGCCCAACGCTTGCTATCCTTGGAGTAGAAGAACATTCGTTTTACTACTCCAAGGGGGCATGCAGTGGGAGCTATCCGAAGCAGGGAAAAGGTCACGAAGGCTTGTGAGACATGCGGGGCACCAGTGACGCGGACTCGTTCCGGGTTCAGGGCGCATACGTACTGCTCTCACTCGTGCTACACGTCATCTAAGTCACATGCGGATAGCACCCGGGCGACTAATGCCAAGCGGAATCCGAATGGCATAGCCGAGGTAATTTGCACCCATTGCGGAAAGGCGTCCACTCGTCCAACGAGCCGAACCACCGACCGCAAGAAGCTATTTTGCACGCGGGAGTGCCAGCACGCCCACATGCGAAACCTCGGCGTGGAGCAGGTAACACGTCACGGTTACATCAAGGTTTACGTCGGCTCCAGTTATCCGGGAGCCACAAAAACCGGCCACATCATGCAGCATCGAAAGGTGATGCAGGAAATGATCGGTAGGCCGCTGGTTGCGACCGAAAATGTGCATCACGTAAACGGGGTGCGTTCAGACAATCGCCCGGAGAACCTAGAACTGTGGTCGAGTTCGCAGCCGTCAGGTCAGCGGGTTCAGGAAAAGGTTCAGTGGGCGCGAGAAATGCTCGCACTGTATGGGGATTTGTTCCCAGAATAGGAGCCACTTGTGGCTATAAAAAAGGCAACTACAACTGAAGATCTCAAGGAAACGGTCGCTGATGAGGCGGCCGTTTCTGGCTACACGCTTGTTGTTGGCCCGTCCGGCACGGAGACGACGGTCCCTGATTCGATCCTTGACTCTCTGCTCGACTCGGGCTACACGAAGAAATAGATCGGAGGGCGCGCCGTGGCATGGACTACTTCTGCTGATGTGATCGCGGCTTGGATTGGTGACGGCGCGCCTGACGATCTTGCGAAGATCGACAACTGGATCGGTAAGGCTGAAAGGCTGCTGCGGTCCGAGGTTCCGTCGCTGGCTGCGCGGTTAGCTACTGATCCTGTGACGGAGCCTGACCTTCTGGGCAATGTGCAGGATGTTGTTACGGAGATGGTGTTAGAGGTTTTTCGGAACCCTGAGCGTATCCGGCAACGCCAGGAAGGTACGGGGCCTTTCACTGGTTCTGTGACGTTCGGTGGTGACACTCCGGGCGAGTTGCGGGTGACGGCTAAGCAGATCAGGATTCTTTCTCCTGCTGGTGGTGCTTCTGGCGCTTTCACTGTGGACATGATCCCTTCGACGTCGCCGTTTTCGCCGTCTTATGTGGCGCCGTTGAACGCTTGGGAGCTTGCCTGATGGGTGAGGTTGTCCAGCGTGTCCCGTACGCGGGCGGCGGCGAGGACGTTTACGGCAACGAGACGGCCTCATATGGCCTGCCTGTGGTCTTGGATGGCGCGTACGGGTTTGATCCTGGGTCGTCGTCTGAGCCTCGATTGGCTGGGCAGGAAAGGGTGATTGTTGAGCCGACCCTTTACGGTCCGTTCGACATGCCGTTCCTGCCCCGCGACAGGGTGATTGTCCGCGATCAGACCTATGAGGTTGAGGGTGAGGTCAGGCGGTGGCGGCATATGCGGACCAACCATGAAGCCGGCGCCGTCGTGAGCCTGCGGAGGGTGGACGGCTAATGGCTAAGACGAAGATCAAACTCAGCGCCAAGGGCTTCGAGGAGATCCGGCGTTCCCCGGAGGCTGTGCAGCTGATAACCAGGCTTGTTAACTCGGCATTGACTGCTTGTGGCGGTGAGGATGCCGGGTACCGAAGTTTCGTGAATCAGGCACCGGGCACTAAGACGCTCGGGCGTGCTATCGGGACTGTGACTACTTGGGATTTCGCGGCGATTAGGGATAACTCCAAGAATCAGACGCTCCTCCGCGCTTTCGACAGGCTAGGTGACGTATGACGGAACTCCTGATTACCCCTGATGTTGAATTCGCGGCGGTGACGTTTCTGCGTGCCGGGCTCGGCTCACAGGCCGACAAGGTCGCTACGAAGGTTCCTGCGACGATGCCTGACCGCATGGTTCGGGTGTCGTTGACTGGTGGCGGCAGGGTCAATGTCGCGGCCGACACGGCGCAGCTCACGGTTGAGTGTTGGGCGCCTGATGATCCGACCGCATCGAACCTTGCCCGCACGGCTCAGGCTGTCATGTTCTCTGCTGCCTGGAACACTGCGGGCGGCGTGTTCGTGCGCCGCGTCGAGTCTGTCGGCGGCGTGCAGTTCTTCCCCGACCCTGACACCAACAACCCGAGATATCAGTTCACTGTTCGCTGGCATGTACGCCCGGCAAAACCATAACTAACTTTCCTTTGGAGGAAACATGGCCAACACGGCTAGCAATATTGTTGCCGGCGTCCCGCTGGCGACTGGTGGCGTGCTGATCGGTGCGCTCAACGCAACAGCCCCAACAACTGCGTCTTCGGCGATTGCTGCGTTCGCCGCGGCCGGTTACATCGGCGAGGACGGCGTCACTGAGACGAACGAGCGGAACACGGACAAGATCCGGGCGTGGGGCGGTGACACGGTCAAGATCGTTCAGACCGAACACAACGTCTCGTACAAGTTCACGTTCCTGGAAACCCTCAACACTGATGTGTTGAAGGCTGTTTACGGTGATGCGAATGTGACGACGACGGCGGCTACGGCATCGACTGGCACGCTTCAGAAGGTGCTTATCAACTCCTCGACCCTGCCGCATAAGTCCTACGTGTTCGAGGTCAAGGACGGCAACGCGAAGATCCGCATCTACGTCCCGGATGGTCAGATCACCGAAGTCGGCGACGTGACCTATTCGGATTCCGAGGTTGTGGGCTATGAGGTCACGGTTGAGTGCTTCGCTGACGCCTCGGGCAACAAGGCGTACAAGTACCTCGACAATGGCATCTTCTCAGGCGCCTAACTAAAGATCCCTCGGGGCTGGTTGTGGTGACTCCCAGCCCCGAGGTACCCCAAATGGTCACCGATCCTAATCAGTCACCCAACATTTTTGGAGTCACCATGACCGCACCTAAGAAGCCGCAGGACCGTAAGCCGAAGAAGGATGACGGGTTGTTCGCGTTTACTGTCGCCGGGGCCGAGCATCATTTGCCGTCCGCTGCGACGGTAACGGACAAGATCAGTGCCCGCGCTGTCCGTGATTCGCTCCGGTCTGAGCAGGGCGAAGTGAACCTGATGTTTGCGATGCTCGACGCGGTCGAGGGGCATGAGGAGTCGCGTGATGCGCTCCTGGACCTGCCTCTTTCGCAGATGGTGAGTATCGCCGCTGACTGGATGAAGCATTCGAAGGGTGTTGGCGTAACGCTGGGGGAATAGTCCGGCTGGTCCTGATTTTGGACGAGCATGGGCCAGCCGTTGAGTATGACCTGATCTCGTTGGGGCTGAGGTTGCGGGATCTGGGTACGGATGCGCTGTGGTGGCGTGACCTGCTGGTCATCGTTGACCATTTGCCGATTAGCTCTGCGTTGCATCGGAAGATCAGTCCTGAGTGGGCGGCGTGGGCGTCCGGTGAAGTGTCCGCGCACTTGTTGGCTGTGGTTGCTGACGGTATCACTGCCGGGAACTGGATGCAGTCGCGGGATGGGCAGAAGAACCGCAACCGTCCGAAGCCGATTCCCCGCCCTGGCATGGAGCCGGATAACAAGAAGTTCGGCGGTAAGGCCGAGAGTATCGACACAATCCGCGAATGGCTGGGTTGGTAATTCAATAGCGAAAGTTGGTGCCCGTGGCTGGAGTCGAGCTAGGATCTGCCTTTATCTCCGTTGGCCTGGGTACGAACAAGCTCGGCCCGGAGATCAAGAAGGCTTTCGCTGATGTGGATGGGGTCGCGGCGTCGTCGGGCTCGTCTGCGGGGAAGACTTTCTCGGGTAAGTTCTCGGGGTTCATGAAGTCCGCCGCTGTGCCGGCGCTCGGTGCTGTGGCTGGTATCGGCTTGATGGCTAAGAGCATGGGCGATGTCGCGGCAAATGCTGAGCAGAACTTGGGCGCTGTTGAGACGGTGTTCGGTTCGGCGGCTGACGGTGTGAAACGGTTCTCTGAGAATTCGGCGAACTCTGTGGGCTTGTCCGCTAGTTCATATAACGAGTTGTCGGCGGTCACTGGTACAGCACTTAAGGGTGCTGGTGTGTCTGTTGATGAGTTGGCGGCGAAGAATGATGCGCTGATTACTCGCGGCGCTGACCTCGCGTCGGTGTTTGGTGGGGATACGGCGACTGCGGTGTCTGCGATGGGTTCGGCCTTCCGTGGCGAGTTTGACCCGCTCGAGCAGTACGGCATTACGCTTACGGCCGCGCAGGTGTCAGCGGAGCTTGCGGCTCGTGGGCAGGACAAGCTGGGCGGCGCAGCTTTGGACGCGGCGAAGAAGCAGGCCACGATGGATTTGATTATGCAGCAGTCCGCGGGTTCGGCGGGTAACTTCGCGAAGGAAGCCGATACTGCGTCTGGGGCGCAGCAAAGGTCTAACGCCGCGTGGGAGGACGCTTCGGCGAAACTCGGTGAAGTGCTTTTGCCGATCATGACGACCGTGGCCACGAAGGTTTCGGAGATGTCTAAGTGGGTTAGTGAGAACTCGGGCCTTGTTACCGGGCTGGCTATCGGCATTGGCATCCTCGCGGGCGTGATCGGTGTCTGGTCGGTGGTGCAAAGTGTCTTGAACCTGGTTATGCTCGCATCCCCTATTACTTGGGTCATTCTGGGCATCTTCGCGCTGATCGCGACTGTGGTGGCGCTGGTGATGAACTGGCAGGCCGTCGTGGACTTCCTCACCGTCGTGTGGGGCGGGTTCATGAACTGGTGCAAAGAGATCATCGACGGGTTTGTTGTTTGGTGGAATCAGGTCTGGGCTTCGGTCGGTCAGTTCATCTCCGACACCTGGAACAACATAGTCTCATGGGTTACCGGGGCGATCAACAACGTTTCCAACACGATTTCCGACGGCTTCAATGCGGTATGGAACTTTATCCAAGACGTCCTCGGCAATATAGGGAACTTCTTTTCGGATACGTGGAACAACATAACCCGCGGGATTTCGGACTTCGTTGGCGGTATCGGGAAGTTCTTTGAGAGCATCCCCGGCACGATTCAGGGCGCGCTTTCCGGCGCGGCGACGTGGCTTTACAACTCGGGCCGGGACATCGTCAACGGCCTGTTCGACGGCATCAAGTCACTTGCCGGAACCATCGGCAACTTCTTCCTCGGGTTGCTGCCGGGCTGGATCGTGGAGCCGTTCAAGATCGCGCTTGGGATTCACTCCCCGTCGCGGGTGTTCGCCGGATTCGGCGTGAACATCGGACAGGGGCTCATCAACGGCATTGACGGGATGAGCGGAAAGATCGAATCCTCCGTTACTGGCATGGTTTCGGTTCCGCCTGTCCCTGCGTTCGGTTCGGGCTCGTACACGGCGACGATGTCCCCGGCCGGCAGAAGCCCAATCTATGTCCAGAACCCGTTTACCGGTGATTACTTGCTGGCTCAGGTGGGTTCGGTTGCGTCGGGTGTTGTCCAATCGACCGACGCTAATTCGCAGTACATGAGGAGGGGTCGCTGATGGTTGCTGTGAGTGTGGAGGCGTTCCCGGATTTTGATCCGTGCCCGCGTGTGGGGGTCACGGTCACGGGTTTGGGTGTCGGGGATTCGGTGCTGTCGGTGTGGCGTACGGCGGACGGGGAGCGTGAGCCTGTCCGTGGTGCCCGCCGTGTTACTTTGTCCGACGCTGACTACGTGATTGATTACGACGCGCCATTGGGGCGGCGGATCACGTATGAGGTTGAGGTGATTAGCGGCCCGTCGGGGTCTAGTCGTGTCACTGCGGCTCCGGTGACGGTTGAGGCTTCGACGGGCTGCCTCATGGATCCGCTGATTCCGCAGAATGCTGTGGAGATCACGCGGCGTCTGCTTCCGACTGGTGAGCCGACGTTCGCGGCGTCGGCGATGTCGAAGCTTGAGTACGCGGCTGATGTTCAGGTGTTCAATCTGCTGGGTTCGAGTAAGCCGTTGGCGTTGTTTGGTCAGCGTATGGCCGCGGCGGGTGTTGACTTCTCGCTGATAACGGACGCGGCCGAGCAGAACACGCGGCTCCGTGACCTGCTGGCGGGGACTGGTTCGCTGCTGGTCAGGGTGCCGGCGTCGTGGACTGATGTGTTGCCGGGCTCCTGGTTCGCTGCGGTGGCGAAGGTGTCCGAGTCGCCGTTGGGTGCGCCTCATGGTGACGCTGTGACGGCGTGGGAACTGTCCGGCGACACGATCCAGGCCCCAACGATCAAGGTTCTTACCGCGACGTTCACTTACGGCGATGTGGCGATCTTGTTTGAGACGTACGGGCAGAAGCAGGACCTGATGGCGGGGAAGACCTACCTGGATGATTTGAAGAACCCAATCGGAGGCTAAGCCTGGTGGGCGCTGGGACAGAGCCAGTCATTTAATAAGGCAGAGCCAGTACATCGGAATACCCGGTAACCGCCATGCTCCGGTTACCCCCACCAAGCTTGAGCTACTTTACCACCGTTCCCCATCAATTAGAGGAGTTCCATTGCGTTTGATTGATGAGGGTTCTTTGCAGGCGTTGGAGGGTTCGCGGCCTACGGATTCGTTGACGGTGTGGGCGTGGCGTGATGGCTCGTTGGTGTTGCCTGAGCCGTTGCAGGTCGTGTCGTGGTCTGTGGATGATGACGCCGGAGACAGTGTGAAGGTCGGGCAGAAGTTGTCGCTGACTGTTGCGGATCCTGACGGCAGGCTCGGCGCGTGGGACTTCACCGACGCCCTGTCCGTGGCGGGCACACGGTTGCAGGTGATTTACCGTGTGGGCGGTGCTGGTGCGATCAACTTTGGTTGGTTCCGGGTGACCGGGAATGAGCCTGTGACGGCGCATGATTCGCGGGTTGTCCCTGAGTATGGGCTGGTTGTGCCGGACAGTGTGACGGCCCCGCACGAGCGTCGCGTGTTCACGACTACGGGCATCGTGAAGCTCGAGGCCGTGGACCTGACCGCCGATGTTGATCGGGACAAGCTCGAGGCCCCCGAATCGCCGGGCAAAGACGCAACAGTTCTGTCTGAGTTCGCACGGTTGACGGCCGGTTACTTTCCTGCCGTTGTGGATGCGGGCGTGACAGATCAGCCGGTGTCGCGGCAATTGGTGTTCGATAAGGAACGCCTCGAAGCGTGCCAGGATCTTCTGTCCCGCGTGTCTGCCCGGTACAGGATGGGCGGCGATGGTGAGTGCCATGTTTACCCGCTCGACACCGCCCCTGTGCTGCGGATTGAGCCGGGCAACTCGCTCGTGTCCGTCAGTCGTAAGCAGTCCGTTGATGGGCTGTATAACCGTTGGGTGGTTGAGGGTAAGGACAAGGCGGACGACCGGCCTATCCGTGAAGCCGTCGGTATCGAGTCGGGGCCGCTGCGTTGGGGCGGACCGCACGGGCGGGTGCCGTTCTTTTACAGCTCGGAGATGATCGAAACACCGGGGCAGGCTGCGGCGTATGCGGTGCAGTTGCGGGATGAGTTCCTTGCAGGCCTCGCGGTTGAACTAGCGGTTGAGTCTGTGCCGCGTCCTGAGTTGCAGGCTGGTGATCGTGTCGAGGTTGGGTGTCCTGTCGCTGATGGTTATGTCGCGTATTTGCCGGGCCGTGTTGTGTCGATCCGGCGCGACGGTTCCACGGTTCCGGGTGGCACGTCACTGACCGTCTCCTGCTCTTACAGGGACGTCACAGCGGCCCTCGCACGCACCGACTGGGCCGATGACCTCACCGACGAATTGCCGCCCCTCACATGGGACCGTATGCCCTCAACCTGGGGCCACACCCCAGCGATCACTTGGAATCAGTTGCCGGATTAAGCGTCCCAGTCTTGGCGGTAGTCCGGGTGGTCGGAATAGATGGCGGCGAACGCATTTAGCGCGGTGTAGTTCGCGTTGCCGATGAGCACCCGTTTAGCCGCGCACTCCGCAGCCATGCGCTTTCCGCCATGCACGCCAACGCAATCAGGGCATCTCGGGCTATAGGCGCCTATCGGGTCGGATAGGTGGACTTCATGCCCGAAGGTCCGCCGTGGCGCTAAAGCAAACGCCTCATCTTCGGCGATGCGCGCTTCCAGAAATTCCGTGATTGTCATGCCGAAGTCTAACACCCCTAGGAGGCCGCGTGCCCGGTTTGAAGTACACGATGGCCGAGATACCGGGCGGATCCACTAGGAGGGTTTACGGTACGGCGTTCTGGGACGGTGCCCGCTGGTACGCGAAAGTCGGGGACAGTCTCCTCGATGCGTCGTGGGCTGGGAAGGTCCGCCCCGAACAAGGCCTACCCATCGCCATCGACCTCACGAACGACGGGCGCGGACAGTCGGGCGCGTACGTGTCCGACTCCTACGGTGACCAGCCCAAACCACCAACCGGTGTTGTTATGGCGGTGGGCACGTCTGATCTCCTGTTCGCGGGCTCGGACGGTGGGACGTACACGACGGACAGGTTCCTCGGGGCGCTGAGTGCCTACGCCGTGAACAAGTCCGTGTACCTGAACTGG